GAACACTATTCCAGCTTTCCGCTGCATTGACTTGAGCCCATTGTTGGGCAAAGGCCGAGAACTCTGTTGGGGTAGCTAAGAAGGTAACTGAGAGGCCTGAGACGGAAGCGTTGAAGGTCCAGCCCTCAATAAAGCCAGTAAATTCCCCACCTAGGATATTAAGGGGCAGGTTGGTAATTCTGACTGGCTGACCCATAAAAATATTGAGCAAGGCATCTCGGTCGGCGTTATCAATCTCTGGGGATTGCAACGCAAATGTGATTGATTGAAAGGTGTTTCTAGGCCAAGCGCGAAGCTGAATTAGGCGATCTGCTACATCCTCGACATCCGCTGCATTTTTCAAATAGCTATTGAATTGCTCGGAGAATAACCCGTATTCGGCTTGAGAGTCTAAATCTTGAGCCGTATAGGAGCTATTGAAATTGTTGCCATAGTCCATAATTATTTTATTGCTTAAATCGCCTTGACGCTGGATTATGCCAATGCCAGAAGCTATGGCGTGAGAGGCGTCTAAGTCTGTGTAGCCGTTGGCTATTAAATAATCTTGGCGATGGTTGGCATCCGCGTAGTTAATATTGCCATTAGCATCTTCATACATATAACCAAGGGCCGAGCTAGCAATATCATTGATTATTGGATAGATGATGCTATCGGTTATTTGGCGGCTAACCATTGTGTATTCGCCAGCGTCAATCTCGCCAAGTCCAATATCGCCAGCATCAGACCAAATCTCAGTAGCAGGTTCATAGGTTGCCCAAGTTTCGGCTGGTGGCAATTCATTCCAACTGGCCAGCAATAGGTCATCTAGCAAATCAGTAATCTGCGCGCCGTCTAAACCTTGGGCAAGGTTGCCATCAAATATCGCTCTTTGCGTTCTAGCTAATGCTCCAATCGCTGTAATTCTTAAGCTAGTAATTACTGCACTAGATCCTGCGCTGCGGACTAATTGTCTTAAGTCTGAAACGCGACCGCCAAAAATAGCCACATAAGCGCCAGTCGTATCTTTTACTTCAATGGTTACTGCTGTGTTGATGGTAAAATCGTAGTTAGTGCCATCAGTATTAATTATTTCTAGCGAGCAATACCCCGGTGGAGTAGGTGAGTTAATATCCTGACGGCCAGAGGTAATAGTCAGGTTAGTTAAAGTAACCGAAGTTAATTCAGAACCATTGACTAGAATTTTCCAATCGGGAGTCCAGAGCGTCATAGGATTTGAGCCGAAGTCCTAAAATCGCCAGCGCCAGTAGTTCCGCGATTAGTAGAATTATTAAGTGCCAAAATAACTGCTCGACTAAAACCTTCTTCATCAATTACTGATGGCGCATTAACATTAATTACGACATTGCCGCGCTCTTCCCCGCGTCTAGCAGCTGCGACATCAAAACCAGATGGAATTGCGTTGCCACTTGGATTTAATCCAGATGGGAAACTGGGCATTGTGCCTTTTACAACTGGAGCAATTATCCCAATTTTTGGCAGACCGCCGCTCATACCGCCGCCAATAGAACCGCCACCGCCAATAATTGGTGTTCCAGCAGTAAAGCCTTCAGGAAGGCTAGATGATGAAACTGTGTTGCCGCCTGTGCCACCTGATGCATTGGCTTGATTATCAAATAACTTGGTCGCAGCAATAATTGCGCCAACTACGGCTGCACCAGTTGCTAGACCAGCTAACGGATTTAAAGCAAATCGAGATGCGATGGCAGCGGCTACCGCACTATTTCTCAATCCATTATAAGCGGTAACTAAAAGGCCAATTAACGCAATAGTTGCCTGAATGCCAGCCGTTATTTTTGATACTACGAATACAGTTGCTATAACCCCAGCAACAATCATAAGCTCATCCTTAAGATCAATAACTGTGTTTATAAATCCTCTAACTTTTTTACCCCACTCTATAGCGGTTTTTTGGCTATCAGTTAAAGCTTTATCTAAGCTATCTTGACCAGTCAGGCCAGATATAAATGCTTCTAGGGCTGGGATAAAGTTTTCTAATATCCAAGCCGTCAATTCCTGAACTACTGGCAGCAACGCAGCGCCAATAGATTCCTTAGCTTCATCAAGAGCTATCTTGACGCGCTCCATTTGCTTAGTTGTTGTCTCTGCTTCATTCTCAGCAAATTGACCAAAGGTCGCAGTTAATTGATTAAAGGTTGTATCGAAATCTTGAGATTTAAGGTCGGCTGCATCTATGCCTAAGCCCAATTTGCCAAGTGCTGAGGTATTGCCATCGTAAGCTTTGCCAAGGGCGTTAGTTACTGTCTCTAATGGCTTACCCGTTGCTGCACTTAAATCTAGTGCTAAATTTAATAGTTTCTGAGCTTCTTCAACATCTTGGGTTGATCTAACTAAGCGGGTGAATGCGGGACGCAAGCCATCGTCAGCAACGCCAATAGCAATAGAAGTCTGCTTTATGTATTCTTCAACACCTTCAATTTGCTTAGCAGTTGCACCAGTTGTTGCAGTAATAGTCTCGGCTAATCGGCGTTGAGCTGTCTCATCTTCCGCTGCTGCTTTAACTGCGCTGATTGCAAATGCGCCAATAGCTGCGCCAGCAGCGGCAAATGCAACAGCTGCCTTCTTACCAAATTCTTTAGCTCTTTCGCCAATATCATCAATATCTTTAGAGCCATTTGCTAATTTCTTTTGAAAGTCTGCTGTGTCTGCAAGAAGCTTGAGCGTTAATGCTCTGGAATCAGATGCCATTTATGCCCCATTTATCTAATATTTTATTAAATGCTCTAGTCCATTGTGCCACAATATTCTTCTGCTCTTGACGCAAAGTCGGATAAATAAACCATCCGCGAGAGCCGCGCCCTTGTCTGCCAGAGTAGGCAGGGAATTGCTTAAATTTATTAGAACCAAATTCAAAGCCAGCCCAAAGCATTTGAGTATTAGCTCCACCGCTAAATCTTTGACTAGCAAAGCCATACTTAATTTCGCCAGTAGTGCTGGTCTTAGATACTTTAGATCCGCTAACGATTCTGTTAATGGCTTGTTGCCCTTTAGCGCGAGTAGAAGCTTTGGCAGCAATTTGTTGTTGAAGATAAGTGGCAAGATTGTTAGAAGTCTGGCGAGCCTCGGCTTTGGCTTCATCGCCTAGCAAGGAGAAGGCTTTATACACTTGACGGAGTTCAGTCCTATCAAATGCTGCTACTTCTTCAGCCATTGCTATCCCTTTCCTTTATCAGCTCGACTGCTGTTGCTACATCGTCCCAATCATCCCAATATTGCATCGGGATGCCAGTCCTAAGAGCAACTATTACTAATAGCCGCCTTACGCTGTCGGGCTGATGGCTTTTGGGTCATCGTTGCCTGTTTTAATATCGGCAACCGTTTCCATCCATATTTCAAAGCTCTTTACTTGCTTACCAGCGCTTTCGCGCTTATAAGCGTTATAGGCTAAGAACATTAAGTCCCAAATTCCTATGTTGTCTTGCGCCTTTGTGATTGTGTGGCCTGTGTTCTTCTCCCACTTGGCCCACTCTGGCGGTTGAGCGACATAGGTGGCAACTTCGCCACTGTTGTATTCAATTGTGATTGATAATTTCATAGCTCCCGATGCTCCGATCTCTTAACTAAAGGTCTCTGTAGGTGTTCCAACGACAGTCATCGTCCAAGTATCAGTTAGCGCTCCAGGAGCAGCTCCACCAGCAGTTGGGAAGATTGGCAATACATTGAAAGCAAATACTGCGCCAGTTACGGCTGTAAATGAAACTGCAAGTGTGGTGTTAGGTGCTGATTCAGCATCTGCCCACATTGCTTCGAATAGAGAGCTTGCAGCTCCCCAATCCTGTAGCAGTTCGATTGTGAAAGTCCATTGCTTATCAACGGACTTATAAGCGCGCCCATCAAGGGTCTGATAGGTCTCGATAATTGTTTCGCAGCTTAGGACTGCGCTTGTTGCTTGGGCGTCATACGATGCTGTATCAAGTGTGAAAGTAACATCGCGCCCAGTTATTACTGTAGTTGGCATTTGGGTCTCCTATGCGGTTTGCTCGTAGCGGACGCTCAAGCGTATGTCTGCAACCAATAAATTGGTCGTTCCTACTGTTGTTACTGACGGCCTATCGACTGTCGATAACTCATACTTGGAAGCGTTGAGCGCTCCAAGAATACTGATGATCAATTGCTCTAAATTGTCTAATGATGCGGCGTTGCTGAAATACGCAACGCAAGCAGTGATTGTGTAATTTAATTTAACTCGAGTAGTTGATTTGCCTAAAACTTCAAGCTCCATATAAGGCGCATCTGGCACTACTACAATTGCTGGAACTATTGGCGCTTCTGGAACTGAGTCATAGATATTAGCGGTGCATCCAGCCAAAGCAGTCTTAATCGCGCCTCTAACATCTGTAGCAATTGTTGATGCTGGCATTATCCCACCATAGTTTCAACATCAAGATATGGGCCAAGCAAGCCAGTTACTTTGGCAAGTAAATTCTTAGATAGGCGGTAAGGGGTAACTGCAAAATCTACGCCTTCGATTGATCCACCAGCGGCGGTTCTGGATTGGAAGATTTCAACGGAGATAGCCAAAATAGCAGCTTCAGCATTGGGGTTTCCGACATAGGTCGATAATCCAGATAGCGCAGCGTTTCCTGCTGGGATGATATTTTTTTCCAATATGTCTGCATTGGTGATTGCGACTGTAAATACATAATCTGAAATCTCGTCATCGGTTACTGTGTGAGTGCCATTGAAAGGAGCTCCGCAGCCAGTAATAATTACGGATTGGCCTTCTGTAAATTCTTGAATTGTTGCAGTTTCAAAATAAGCAACATTATTTTCTAGCTTTACTTTGTTAATCTTGCTTTGGAAAGTAACTAGCATTGGGAGAACTAGATTCTCCGAGGCATCTACTATGTCGCCTAGATAAGCGTCTGAATATAGGGATGACGAAACGCCAAGTATTGTCCTAAGCTCTGTGGCCGTAACTATCGTTGGCATTTCGTCATCCTTTCAAGCAGTTAGGTGAGGGGCCAGCTCGGGAGCGGACTGGCCCTCACTTTTTTTAATTAACTACGCAACCATCCAACGATAAGCGCCAGCGCCTACCTTTGTTGCTAGTG